CCCCAACTTAAGAAATAAGCTGATTAAGCAAACGTACATGTTTACATGTTTCTCTAGACAACTTCTTTAGGTAGATTTTCGATCTTGAACACCAACGTTTTACAGTATTTCAGTAAACTCACTGATGTGCCCTAAATGCGATTGAAAAGACTCAGACTACGGATTGCTTTGTTCTAACACTCCTACGCAATTAAGATTAATCGTAACTTTCGTTGCGAGTTAATTCATTAATATTGTTATGTAGTTTAGTTACAAACTGTCCGTACCGTTTTGCTGTTTTCTTCGACCATTTAACACTAAGTGTATTAAATTCGGAATATTCCAGTAAAACTTCTGGTTTATCAGGTCTAAATCTTCCTCTTTGGAACTCTAAAGATTTGCGTTTCGCATCCTCAGTCGCTCTTAAAAGTCCTAAACAATACAAATACAAACACGGTGAAAATATGAGGGTCAGACTTTCTAGAAGTCTATTGGACCATCCTTTAACAGCCGAAATTTTGTAGAATTTTAACCAAAAGTTAAGTTCTTCATCTGAAGCTTTTTTGGGTGCCTCGTATACAACTTCATCATATAGAGTGGTTCTTAAACCGCTAAATAGATGATAGCCGTAACTAAACATAATCAGTTGACTACCTCCGTAAGTGTTCCATATATCCATGAAAGTGGATGTAAGGCGTGCGGAATAAAGGTGTCGACATGATCCAAAATAAGTCCATAAAATTATAAAATTCAATTCTGCTTTACGCGGAAAAGAATTTAATAATTCTATAACCGTCTTAGAATCAACTACGATTGATTTGTTATACAGCTCTGCTAGCAAAGCTCCTATCATGCTTGTTTTCCGTGATACTAGTAATAAATTACCAGCACCAATCGGAGAAACTTCGAATTCAGGAGTAACTAATCTTTTTGCGAATTCGCATAATCGATCAGAAACAACTGACTTCGACATGTTAATGCTAACGCCCAGAGTACTCATTAAATGTACATATTGTTCAGCAACTTCATCATGATTAATCACAATGTCATCACCAAGCAATGCGTATGATGTAAAATTCTTAACACCTGCTAGTTTTGCAGCTAAAAGCACCACAATGTGATGAGTTAAAGCTAACATCGCCCACGAGGAGTAAGCTCCCATAGGTTGCCCTACTTCGTATTTAACACCTTCATTTTTATAGTACCAAGGATAGTCAAATAAGGCCTTCCAAGACAGTCCATCTAAACCTAAAAGATTTAGAATCTGTACTTGTAAATCAACCGGTAATCTATCTGTTGCGGCACTTAAGTCGAAACATGAAAACTTGTGCTCTCTATTAGGGGCTTTCATTAGTCTACTAAGAGGAGCATCCTGGTTAAAGGTTCCATCAGTTTCTTTCGTTTCTAAAACATTAAATATGCTTTTATGAAGCGGTAAGAGAACTAACTGGATCCACCAGTTTGCCATAGCTACAATACGGGCTTTACCAGCCTGATCATATACGACCGAAAGACGTCCAATAGGTAGACAATCTTTAATCCCAGTTTTACACATTACAATGTAAATAGGACCGATTAATAACCAAATTAGCAAAAGTGAAATTGCAAATTTAGGTCCCTCTTTTTGAGTGACTAACAATTTGAAGACACAAAAAGCTTGTCGAGGGTACATTAATAGCGCTAATGCGTCTATACCTGCCCCCCAAGTCGCTTTTTTGGCAATAGGTCCCGCGGATTCAGAGATAAAGCCTTTGATTGGACCAAATTTTAACTTAAATCCTTTAACAAAGTTCTTAACTATACCCGAAAGCTGATTTTCATCAAGCGTTCGAGAGGTTCCTGAAAATGGACTAGT